CGCGGGTCGCATCAGGGGTATCAACAGCAAAATCAGGGGTGGCGAAGTTCAGCATACGGGTGTTGTCCCGTTCCTCAAAAAGTTTGAAGCGACTGTCAGATGTTGCACTCAAAACGGCATCCGTGGTGGATCAGCAACTGTCCACTTCCCAATCTGGCACCAAGAAATAAGAGACATACTTGTTCTCAAGAATAATAAAGGAACAGAAGATAATCGAGTTCGTAAGTTAGACTATAGTATTCAAATAAGTAAATTATTTTATGAAAGATTCTGTGAAGGTAAAGAAATTACGCTTTTTTCTCCTCATGATGTGCCAGGCCTTTATGATAGTTTTGGTTCAGAAGATTTTGATGACCTATACGTAAAGTATGAAAACGATGAATCAATTCCAAAAGAAACAATAGGTGCTCAAGAACTCTTCCTTGATTTATTGAAGGAGAGAGCAGAGACAGGTCGTATGTATATCATGAACATTGATCACTGTAATACTCATTCATCATTCAAAGACAAAGTTTACATGAGTAATCTATGTCAAGAAATAACATTACCAACATATCCACTTCAACATATTGATGATCACCTTGGAGAGATCGCACTTTGCATCTTATCTGCAATCAATGTAGGTAAGGTTCAATCAGATAAAGAATTAGAAGATTTATGTGATCTTTCAGTTCGTGCACTAGAGGAACTCATTGACTATCAGGAGTACCCTGTAAAGGCAGCAGAAACCGCTACAAAGGCGAGAAGATCACTTGGTATAGGATTCATAGGTCTTGCACATTATCTTGCTAAATTGGGTTTTAAATATGACTCACAGGAAGCATGGGATGCAGTTCATAAGTTATCAGAGTCTTTCCAATATTATCTAATCAAAGCATCAAATAATCTTGCAAAGGAGAAAGGACACTGTGAAAACTTTGGTCGCACAAAGTATGCAGATGGAATTCTTCCAATTGATACATATAAGAAGGACGTAGATGAAATCAGCAATCCTAAGTATCAACATGATTGGGAAGCTCTACGAGAATCTATCTTGGAGCATGGACTCAGGCACAGCACTTTGTCCGCACAAATGCCTTCGGAGAGCAGTTCCGTTGTGTCAAACGCAACAAATGGAATTGAACCTCCTAGAGATTACCTGTCCATTAAAAAATCAAAGAAAGGGCCTCTTAAACAGGTTGTTCCATCTTATGGAAGCCTAAAAAACAACTATACTCTTCTTTGGGATATGCCTGATAACACTGGATATATCAACATAGTCGCTGTGATGCAAAAGTTTTTTGATCAAGCAATCTCTGGAAATTGGTCGTACAATCCAGAGCATTTTGACGACTCTGAAGTTCCTGTTAGCGTGATGGCACAAGATCTTTTAACCACATACAAGTATGGTTGGAAGACATCTTATTATCAAAATACAAATGATATGAAGAGTGACGAGATAGAGGAAGAAAAACCAAACCTTGAAGATCTCATAAACGAAATAAACACAAAAGAGGAGGAAGAGTGTGAGTCCTGCACAATCTAAAGTAAAAGGAATGACAGTGTTTAACACCGAAGATGTTGACACTAAAAAACAACCCATGTTTTTTGGAAAACCTTTGGGTGTTCAGAGATATGATAATTTTAAATATCCACAATTTGAAAATCTAACTAAACAACAGTTAGGTTATTTTTGGAGACCAGAAGAAGTATCTCTACAAAAAGATCGTGGAGATTATCAAACTTTAAGACCAGAACAAAAACACATTTATACTTCTAACCTCAAGTATCAGATCATGCTTGATTCTGTTCAAGGTCGTGCACCCGGAATGGCTTTTCTACCATACTGTTCATTACCAGAATTAGAAGCATGTATGGAGTGTTGGTCATTTATGGAGATGATTCATAGTCGTTCATATACATATGTGATAAAGAATGTTTATTCAGATCCATCAGAAGTATTTGATACAATTATAAATGATCCAAGAATATTAGAACGTGCTTCAAGTGTAACAGGATCTTATGATGATTTTATCAATGATGCACATGAATATGATCAGGGCAATCAATGGAAAGAAGACAATAGAGGATCTTATCTATCAGATTTTACTAGAAAAGAGGTTAAAAGAAAACTTTATCGTGCAGTAGCTAATGTCAACATCTTGGAGGGTATTCGTTTTTATGTATCTTTTGCTTGCTCTTTTGCTTTCGGCGAACTCAAACTCATGGAAGGATCCGCAAAAATCATATCCCTCATTGCGAGAGATGAAAACCAACATCTCGCAATCACTCAAAACATATTGAACAATTGGAGAAAGGGTGATGATCCTGAGATGCAAGAAATTATGAAGGAGGAAGAAGAGTGGACTATATCTATGTTTGATAATTGCGTAAATGAAGAGAAAGCATGGGCTCAATACTTATTTAAAAATGGATCAATGATCGGTTTGAATGATAAACTCTTACATCAATATGTTGAGTGGATTGCTAATAAAAGACTTAGATCCATTGGATTAAAGTCTCAATATGATATTCCTGCAAGAAACAATCCTTTACCATGGACACAGCATTGGATCTCCTCCAAGGGTCTTCAAGTGGCACCACAGGAGACAGAAGTTGAGTCATATGTCGTTGGTGGTATCAAGCAAGATGTGAAGAAAGATACCTTTAGTGGGTTTAAATTATAGGTCAATCTGATAGGGACTAAATAATGCGTTAGAAGTCCTTATGGATTATGAACATTGATTATGAAAATCCCTGGCTATACAAAGATACAACTTTCACTTCTGACGATATTGGCGATTTCTTCGGTTACGTCTACCTCATTACAAATAATGAGAATGGAAGACAATACATTGGACGTAAATACTTCTGGCAGTTTAGAACTCCAAAGGGAAAGAAACGCAAAGTAAAATCTGAATCTGATTGGAAAAAGTACTATGGGTCTTGTCCGGAACTTAAGGAAGAAATTAGACAATCTGGTAAGCAAAATTTTAGTCGAGTTATCTTATCACTACATCTTACAAAGGGCAAAACAAACTACGAAGAAACCAGACAACTCTTCAAATACAAAGTCCTTACAGAGCAGCTTGACGACGGAACACCAAAGTACTACAATAGCAACATCCTCTCAAGATATTTTAGAAAAGATTATTATGGAACAGATAACTCCTGAAGTGGCACTCTATCAAGCTAGGAAGTGGTCTATGGATCGTTTAGATAACGCTAAGACTATTGGTGAGAAAGATGCAATATACAAAGAGTTTGAAGAATGGATCGAACTTGAACTTGGTGATGATGACGTTGAAGTTCTATACTTAGAGTCCTTATCAGAGTATTATAAAGACTGGGGTTGACAAACTAAAACACCTGTGTCATAATATGTTTGTTGGACGCAACATAGGGAGTGACTGAATAAACTTACTGGCAACCGCTAGTTAAGGTGATGAGACACAGGTGGTGCTGCACCGAGAGGTGAATCGACTCAACCAGTCGGGTCTCAGGCAAGGATGTATTTACTCTGTAGTAATGCCCATTCTTTGTTGGTACACAGGAATCCAACCTCCCCCTTTATTAACCTAAGATGCAACTTGAAAGAGTCGGGCAGATGGTTTTTTTTTAAAACATACTAAGAAATAATGCTAGTACACAGACCTTGGGGAACATACGAAACATTATTAGATGATGATAACTACAAAGTAAAAAGAATCATCATTCTACCCCAACAACAAATCTCTCTACAATTTCACAATGATAGAGAAGAACATTGGACTATTGTAAGTGGAACAGGAACTGTAAGAGTTGGTGATGATACATTTAAAGCAACTCTTGGATCAAGATTTTTTATAAACAAAACACAAATACATCGTGCAACAGCTGATAAAAATTCTCACTTAGTATTCGTTGAAGTTCAATTAGGTGATTGTAATGAGAATGATATTGTACGATTAGAAGACCAATATGGAAGACAAGAATTCATGCAAAATGATTAACGTAAGATGCAGAGACTGTAACAAAGAACTCAAAAGTAAGCCAGGAAAGACAATAACATGCGGATGTCCTAACATGTTGACCGTTATGGACGAACGTTTCACAGCAAATGACCTAACTAGGGTAATTATGTTAAACTCTAATAAAAAAAAGAAAGATGAAAACAAACTTTCACCACAGGATCGGGCCTTTCATGAGAAGAGGCAAAGAAGAAAGATCCGAAAACTTGATTTTGAAATCAGGTAGGGTATGATATGATTAAAGCATTAATAAGGGAGTTTCCCGTTTCAGATTTAATAGAAATCTCTATGACAGAAGAAAAGATTCGTCAAGTTGCTTACACTAAAGAAGAAGTCAATCAACTAATTGCAGAGGCAGTTGAAGAGGCTAGACGTATTGATGAAGCATCAATGGCAAAACATAATCGTGATGCCACTGTGATCAGTATGATACTTGGATTTACAGCACTCGCATTGTTTGTAGATGGTTTACTTCGTATACTTGGAATCATTCCACCATTTATGCATATCGATGTAAATATTCTTGACAGGATTGTTGAGAGAGTTGAGAGTGATGTTATAGATAAGGTAAGACAAGTTCCCATACAAAAAATATTTCAATCAAATTTTAAATGAACGACTTAACAGTTCTATTATTTTTAGTCATGTTTGCTAGTATAGTAGGCATGACTTTTGCATTTATGTTTACCATGATGAGAACAACGCTAAGAGATGTTAATAGGCCAAGACAAGTCACAAATGTTCATCCGGAAATGCAGGACGTTAAAACTGGTGATGAACTATTAGTTTTTAATGTAGATGATGATGAAGATGACGATGGTGATATTTTCGTCGTTAGAAAATGATATATAATACAATATATTAAGTTTGTTTCCAATGTCTAACAATAAGTCTAATGATGATAATCTACTAAGAGAAGTTATTGGTGATTATAAAAATGATAAAAAAACACAGAAAAACTTGAATGAAGAGGGTGAGAATGATGAGTATGCTGAGTTATATCGAACAGGTAGGGGTTCTGACGCTTGACAAGGTGGTAAAAACCATCTAAAATAGCTGCGTCAACCATAATAAAGCAATGACGCTTACAACTAAATTCAAAAAAGATATCAGCACTCTTCAAGCTGCGGTTAATAAAGAATTTTATCTAGATGTCAAAAACCCTAAACTATACAAGAAGGTTCGTAAGTATTACGAATCTAAAGAAAATATAGAATTTACTGGCGAAGACCCAGATGCGGATTATAATGTAGTTATAGATTGCATTACAGAAGATTTAAAGGAGGAACTATGAACGTTATTCACGAACGCTATCCCTATCGTTATGTTGATAGTGGGATTCTTGAAAATGGATTTCCAGACTATCGAATTCAAAAATATAATGAGGTAACGGGAAGATACAACGACATGTATCTATGTGATAATGGACATCAACTCGAAACAGCAATGGAAGACTTTGAATATACAAAGTGGCTTGATCCTGCAGATGTTCCCTGCTATAGTAAGTCTAAATAGAAACAAAACATTTAAGATCATGGTAAAAGGAACAGCAGCAAAGTCTTCTAGCGGTGCTTCTATGTCAAAATATGACGTAGAGGTAGAGGCAAGATTAGTAGCACTCGAAGCAGCAATTGCAGAACTCAAAGATCACTCACATGGCGCATCAGTTGGTAGTGATGAAAGAGTTGATAAGATTATTGCTCATATGGCAAAGAAAGAAAACATCGACGACATTTTTTAAATCATGACATATAAAAAGACTGCACTTGTTCTTGGTGCAGGTGGCTTTATTGGCAGTCACATGGTCAAACGACTCAGATCAGAAGGATACTGGGTTCGTGGAGTAGACCTTAAGTATCCAGAATATTCTAAGACACAAGCAAATGAGTTTGTTCAAGGTGATCTTCGTGACGTTCACTTTGTAAAACGTGTGCTTGAGTTTAAAGGATACTCAGGTAACTTTTTTAATTCAGTTCCCTATCAACATATTGAACCATTCGATGAGATCTATCAGTTTGCTGCTGATATGGGTGGTGCAGGATTTGTATTTACTGGAGAGAATGATGCAGACATCATGCACAACTCTGTATCAATTAACTTAAATGTTTTAGAAGAGCAAAGAAAATTAAATGAAACATTCACAGGTGAGAAGGGATGGAGT